GGTTGGAATGCCGGTTGGGAAGAAAACTTTGAGTTTAAGAAACTCATGAACGATGATTTGGGGTGTGGTACCGGTGAGCAAGGTACAGTGCTCCGTGTCGTGGACAAGTCCAAGCTGGCGAATGAAATGTTGGTACCGCTAACCCGGCAACTGCATAAGGCCAATTATGTAGGCGACATTGACGTAAACTGCATCATCGATGAAAAAGGCCATCCGTGGCCATTGGAATTTACCGCCCGCTGCGGCTGGCCGGCGTTTCAGCTGCACATGGCGCTCTGCGAAGGGGACCCGGTTGAATGGCTGCTAAGCCTAGCAAAAGGCATAGACGCCCGCCCGTTTCTGCGCAATAAGGTTGCTTGTGGAGTGGTGTTGTCAATTCCCGACTACCCCTATTCCCACTTGACGCGCAAAGAGGTTGTTGGAATACCGATCTATGGCATCAAACCGAGCTTATGGAAGCATGTGCATCCATGCGAAATGATGATGGCGCAAAAGGTGCCGGTGCAGGTAAACGGCACGATCGTAGACATGCCGCATCCGGCGACCGCGGGGGATTACGTGCTGGTCATGACAGCACTGGCGGACACAGTAAAAGACGCGGCTTTAACGTGCTACAGACGCTTGACCAACCTAACCATCCCCAATTCACCGATGTTTCGAACGGACATAGGCAAGCGTCTGGCCAAACAATTGCCGAAGCTGCAAGCGAAGGGTTATGCGATCGGGCTGAACTACTCAGCGGGCTCTTGAGGGATGGCGCACTGCGAGCACTAGAGCGGGCCGTTGAAATCCTAGAGCTTAAAATCGATTTGACCGACGAAAAGACGATCGGCCCGGTGCTCCGCGCGATCAATGCCGCCAGTCAGACTTTATTGACTGCGCAGCTGCGCGTCGATGAAACACAATTGCAGGAAAGGCGATTAGATCGGCTGCCGGAAATCCTTCGCGCCATGGCGGAGGAAGAGCGCAAATTAAAGCTGATTGGCATCCTGTAAAAACCCTGCCGATGTGAGTGGTTGTCATCGGCAGGGCTTAGGCTACTCACAAGCACTTTCGCATAATGTGCGGACGGAGGCTCCCTTATTTGGCACCGGGCTCTTGACCCGCCGTGCCGTAGTTACCGGGTATCCGACCCGGCGGCGGAAACCTGTTGGTAGTGTTTGAGCAGCTGTTCCGGAAACCCGGCGGGGACCTCCAAGCGGGCGAGCTTGTCCAAGGTAGTGTTGGACAGACAAAGGTAGAGCTTGCCGCCGCATTCGACAATCTCAACGCTGGTAGCAACCGGAAACTGATCTAGCCTCGCCACACTACCTCGCCATGTGAATGACATTTTCGGGGACGTTATCAACGGTGCCTTTGATAGCGACATGCTCGCCGTTGATTTCCAAGCATGTTACCTGCCCACCGGGCAAGTCGGTGCCGGCACCGAGCGTAATGTAGTTGCTGCGGCTGATTACAATCTTGGCGTCTACCAGCGCGCGCACCAGCTGCCGGTAGTTGATCTGCCTACCTGCCAACCATTCGCGGAAAGGGGCTTGTGCGAGGTATATTCTGCCGCCGCGTTGCTCGTAGCGTCCTACGATCGAGCCGCGAGGCTCGTTGGTAAGCACCTGTGCCTTTTGTCCGTTGACAAAGGGACCTTGCATCCGGAGGATATTTCCGCGCATCACGTCCATGTAGGTGTTGAGATAATGCACCGCGCCTCCGGTGTCGGTGCGCCTCCACTCGCTGCTATCATCATCGATCCCCGGCAGGTTGTTCTTGATTGCCCAATCGAATATTCGCTCCGGATCGAACCTGATTATTTCAAGCTTGTTGACAATTGCAGCGGCAACCATCCACGCGGCGACGGTGCGAACCCAAAACCGATATTTACCTTCACCATCGATGGCCGGCTTTCCCCAAATTTCCTTTTCGGTGGTGATCAGCTGCTCTTTTGCCCATGCCAGATGCTCGGGATTTACCAACCATGTCAGGTAAGCGTCGCCGGCATAGCCGGCGTTGACTTGCAGCTGTTTCTGGATTTGCGATCCGCCGGTTACTTTGAAGCCTTCCGGTACGCTCGCCTCGCTTTCGATGACGCGCCAGCGGGCGGCATCGGGTCCCATGTCGGTACTTACAATCTGATCAACCAGCGACACGTTGGTGGCGGAAATCAGGATCGTCTGCCAACGTAGCTCGTTGTGCATAATTTCGCCGGCCCGGTTGGCTCGCATCCGGTCGCGGCCCTCAACGAAATCGATGATGAACCGCTCCATCTGCTCGGGGTCGCGGGCGTCAACCTCATCGTAGCACACAGGCAGGTTACCGAGCGCGCCGATCGTCAGCGGCTTGGTGGTTACGGTGTCGCGCTGCGTCAGGGTGAGCCCGTCGCGCTGCCCCCACACGCTGGCTGCGGCGATCAGCGACGTTGATTTGAGTTTGTTCGTGTCCTTGTGGAAAATGTGGACGATGCCGCCTCCGACCGTGGGATCGAAAAACTTGACAAGAGGGGCGGCGAACGCGTTGACCACCATAAAGGCTTGGGCTTCGAAGCCGTTGCGGAAAAGGTGGCGGACGGCTTCCTGCCATCCGTAGAGGCTGCCGCCGGGGAACATGCCGACGCGGGCTTTGGCGCAACGGTACTGTAGCTCTTCGTTGCCAATGACACGCTTGATGTCGTTGGCGCTGTAAAGGTGCAGTCCATAGAGGAAACTGGTATCATCCTGTTTCCAACCAAATTGCTCGTAGCGAGTTTCGACTTGATTTTCATAGGTCACGTCTACCGCCGCTTTCACGTAGGTTTCAAAGTGGGAAAAGTTGGTCAAGTTAGCGCCGCGCTTGTGCATCAGAGCTTTGCCATGCGAAGAAAAGAAATCACCGGCTGATATTGTTATCTCTTCGTCCCCCTTGGCTTTTGTGTGCTGATGGAAAACCAGGGTGGTCTCGTTTGTTTTAAGCTCCCCTCTTTGTACTGCCGCAAGATAAATCGGATGCTTCGATACGCAAATCTCAATAGTGCCGGCAACATTCGCGGATAGCGTAACGAGAGAATTGTCAGACCAACCGAAATTTTCAGGTAGTGCAGGAAGGTACGCATGGCCGTTTAGCTGTTGGGGTCCGCTATCGAGCTTCGGGGTTTCCCGTTCGTAGCCGAGTGCGATCGGGCTCTTGATCTTGCCGCGGTGCGGACAGCCTTGGCATCCTTCCGGGTTGAGCGCTTCAAACCGTTGGCAGGTCGTGGCTCCGGTGAGCGTATTGCGAACCCGGTCGAGTCGGGCTTGAGTGTCTGTTTCCGTGTAGCGGGGGTCGCCGGAAGATACTTTATGAGCGAGTCGATCGCCGTCATTGCAATAAGCGACAACACCGAGACAAGCGAACCAGATTGGTTCTGATTGCGCTCCATTTCTAATAAAAAACAAAGCCAACTGCCGGCAATTTCGAGCGATGCGCGCAGCATCAGCAGGTCCCCGTTCGGTGACGTGGGCCGCCGCAGCTGCGACGGGTGCTTTGGACAGTCCGGATGATGACTGCCGGCGGGGCGCCTGCACACCAAGCAGCGAGGCAAACTGCGCTTTTTCATAAGGACCGTTTAGCTTTCCCCCAAGTACGGGTTTGACGTTGGCGGGGTCTTTACGGTTGTGGGTGCCGGGCGTGCGGAGGATCGACGCAATGTCGCAAGTGCGAGCGTGATCGGGCCTAAATCCAGCTGCCTCACACGCCGCTCGTAAGGCCCGAGCGTAAGTAAGCCATTCATCTGGCGCAAGCGTATCGGTGAACGGCCAGTAATATTGAAGCCCGTATCCACTATCATTAACAGTCGGAAGGGGAAGCGTGTACGTTTTGGAAAACGAAAAAAGCGCATCTAACGCGACCGCTTTGCTTGAATAGACAATTTCACCGGTAGATCGCTTGAGGTCGAGGTCTCCCCACAGGCATCGCGCTCCGAGAGCGTTTGCCTGATTTCGCTTTGTTCTAGCTCGGTAAGAAGCGCACGCATGGTACACAGTTCGTCCCATGCCATCTGCATGATGAATGTCAGTCGTAAGGCTTGCGACTGTATCATGGAAATGGTTGGTAACTCGTTTCTCTGTGAATACTGTCGCGACATACAAACCCTCACGTGGCAGAATGAGTGTGAGAAATTCCAGCGCCGTGTTCACGTCGCTGCCTCAATATGTAATCGCGTCGCGCCGAAGGCGACAAGTTGAGCGGCATTGGGAAGCCTGTGCCATTCTTAATCCGTCGTTCAAGAATTTGCAGGAGGCGGTACGCTTCTTCGCCCGGGGGACCCCAAGGCCGGCGACCGTCCAATGTCCAGCTTCGGACAGTAGCGTAAGGCCGTGCGAACCAGTTTGACAAGTCTGCGATCGTCAATCGCCCACTACGCAAGACTGATTTCACACGGCTTTGAAAGTCTTCAGGTCGGGAGGCCGAAGGCATTGGCAAGCGCTTGTTCTAATTCAGGGTTTGCAGCAGGTGGCGCTCCGCCCGGTCCGCTAGGTTGAACGGCGGCGGACGCTGGCGGGCGGAACGGCGCTGTGCCTCCGCTCGTGCCACCACCGAAATGGGTAGTGGGGGGTGATGCGTTCGGGTTGGCCGGCGGCGTTGTAGTGCCAAACTGCGCTTGTGGCTCCGGGGGTGGAGATTTCCGCGGTCGGCCCGGCTTCCGCGGCGCTGCCGGGACCGGCGCCGGGGTTCCAAAAGGGGCGGCAGGTGCCGGCGCTCCGCCAAAACCCCCGACGTTGGCTGGTGGTGCGCCAAAACCGGCCGGTGCGGGGGCAGATGCCGGCGGTGCCGTTTGCGTGATTTGCGGCGCCGGGGCGGGCGCTGGCAGGGCTCCCTGGTAGGGCACATCATCCCGTCCCACCAGCCGATCGAGCTTGGTCTGATCAGCGTTATCACATTTTGTTACAATATCTGCCGGCACAAAACCGAGCGGGGACGGCTCAAAGATCAGAATGCCGACTGCGGTCATGTCGAACCGGATGCGGGTGTAAACGTCGGGCAGGTCGAAATTTTGCCCGGCGAAAGCCTCCATGTACTTTTTCAGGGACCCCTCACGCCGGCCGGCGAGGCTCGCGGGCGGCACACGCAGCTGGAACAGCATTTCCGGCAGTTGCGGCAGGAAGATCGCGAGCTTCTTGTAGTCGTCGCAAGCCTTGGTCTTGCTGCCGGTCAACGCGGACACTGCCGAGCCCCACTTGTTGTGCGGGCAAGCCTCGCAGGTTTGCGACTGCGGCGCGGCTGCGCTCATCGACGGCGCCAGCCCGTTATCCGAAAAGCAGTCCGGTGGCCCCGGGTTTTCCGGATCGTAGGCTTCGGAGTAGTAGATTTTTGACACCTTTTGGTTGGCATCTACGATGATGCAGTCGAGATAGGGACCCATTTGCGGATCGTAGGTTTCCACAGGGCGGGAGTTGCCGCCGGCATCAAAGAGCGTGAACCGGTTACCTTTGATGCTGATGTAGGGCGGCATCCCGGTGCCGAGCCCGGCGCTCGCCTGTTGGGCAAGCCCGCGCCGGTTGCGGCTAGCAATGTGAGCGGG